AAGCTAAAAAAAACGTGAAAATGTGTTGCGGAGTGCTTTTAATATAGTTTAAACGATGATTCCCGCAACACATTTTTAAAACAGTAAAAAAACGTGGTGTAATATCATTTTTATTTATTTATTTATTAATTTAGTACTCAGTATTGGCGGATACCATCAAAGAACTTAAAGCATTAGGGAGTAGCCGCCGCTACGGTGAAACCTAATTGCTTAATCATGGAAATATCAGTATTTAAAGACCTATTCAAATCACAGGACGTCCCCTTCCACGTCCCACTGGCTAAAGTGATTGAACGAATTAGAAGGGGAGCATCTAAAGATATTCTTGATAAGATACGGTCAGGAGATAAATCACTAAAAAATAAATTACCCTGTATTTTATTTGCTGGGATATTTAATGAGAGGAACTCCAAATCATTAAAGAAGCATTCAGGTCTTATGGTTGTTGATTTTGATAAATATCCAGATCAGCAAACAATGGCAGGGCATTTGGAATTTCTTAAACAAAATCAACACTTTGTATTATTATTTATCTCACCATCAGGAAATGGGATAAAGGGAGTTGTAAGAGTATCAGACGATCTAACAAAGGAAACACACCCTTTAATATTTAAGGCTTTTCAGAAGGAGTTTGATTTTGAATACTTTGATATTTCAAACTCTAATGTTGATCGGGTATGCTTTGAATCCTATGACCCTAATATTTATGTAAATTTAGAAGCAGTTATATTTAATCCTGAAATAAAGGATGAAGGGTTTATGGTGCAGGATAAAGTACCAATGGTTCCTATTACCGATCAGGATATAATCATTAAGAAAATATTAGAATGGAATTGGAAGCGTGATTTTATTGAAGGAGAGCGCAACACATACATATTTGATTTGGCAGGTGCCTTTTGTGAGTATGGAATAACATTAGAAAATGCAATAGGATATATTTTAAACAATGTTATTCATTCAGGATTTACAGAAGCAGAAGCAACAACTGCCATAAAGAGTGCATACAAAAAGAGATCATTTGAAAGCAAATATTTTGAAGACTATACCAAAATTAACCGAATAAAGACTGATTTAAAAAATGGTAAAAAAGAGGTTTTAACTAAGCATAACATTGATGAGGATATTTATAACCAAATCAAAGAGGTTACAGACATTGAAGATTTTTGGTACTTTGAAAAGGATAAGTCCGGTAAGGATAAGATTAAGATTGATGCCTTTAAATATAAATTATTCTTAGAACGTAATGGATTTAAAAAATACTTTCCCAATGAAACACAGAAGCCTACCTGGGTGAAAATTGAAAGCAATAAGGTTTCTGAAACATCTATCGAAAAGATTAAAGATTTTGTTTTGGATTACCTCCTTAAAAACGGAGAGCATAATGTTTGGGGCTTTTGTGCTAATTACATGACTCTTTTTAGTGAGAATTATTTACTTATGCTCAATACGATTGATTTAATGTTACTAAAAGACTTAAAGGATAAATCATTTATTGCATTTAAGAACGGTATTTTAGAGGTCACTAAATCAACTGCCAAACTTATTGATTACATAGATGTAAATGGGTATGTGTGGGAATCACAGATTATACAGCGTGACTTTGTAAATAGCGAGAATATTGAGAATGATTACAAAGTCTTTGTAAATAATATATCAAACTCAAACCCCATGCCTATTGAATGCACCATAGGGTACCTCCTATCAACTTATAAGAACAAAATGAATAATAAGGCTATAATCTTAAATGATGAGGTTATAAGCGAGAATCCTGAAGGTGGTACAGGAAAGGGGTTGCTGGTTCAGGGACTCCGGCAGATCAGGCGCGTTTCAATTTTGGATGGCAAGACCTTTGATGATAAGAAGTCGTTTCCATATCAAACAGTAAACCCTGAAACTCAAATATTAGTCTTTGATGATGTTAAAAAGAACTTCGACTTTGAGAGCAAATTCAGCATTGTTACTGAAGGCATGACATTAGAGCGCAAGAATAAGGATGCTGTAAAAATTAAGGTTGAGGACAGCCCGAAGATGATGATAAGCACAAACTATGCTATCAAGGGAGAGGGTAATAGTCACGATAGACGTAGGCATGAGATTGAAATATCACAATACTATGGCAGAAAATTAACACCCTATGATGAGTTTAATAAACAACTTTTCGACGATTGGGATTTAGCAGAGTTTGAACGCTTCGACAATTACATGGTCTTATGCCTACAATTATATCTTCAGAATGGATTAATTAAACAGGATGCGAAGAATATTAAGCTACGTAAGTTTATTGCTGAATCTTCGATGGAGTTTTACGAATGGGTTAGAGATACTGAAAATGTTTCATTAAACACAAGGCACGACAAAGTTACCTATTTTAATAATTTCATTGATGAATACCAAGACTTTAAGAAGTGGCTAACTCGCAAGAAATTTAATATCTGGATACAGAAATATTGTGCTTTTGCAGATTTGGAATACAATGATGGTAACTCAAATGGAATGAAATGGTTTACCATAGGAAAGGAGGTAGATGATGATCCAATCCCTTTTTAAACTGCGAGATTATCAGCAGTACTTGTCGGATAAAGCCTGCACAATATTGAGCCAAAACAGAATGGTTTACTTTTCGATTGAAGTTCGATGCGGAAAGACCCTGATAGCCTTAGAAACCTGTAAGAAATTTGGTGCCAGTTCTGTTCTGTTTATTACTAAAATCAAGGCATTTCAGTCTATACAGTCAGACTATGATAATTTTGGATATACATTCAATATTGAAATAATCAATAAGGAATCAATACATAAGATTAATCATAATAATTTTGATGTTGTGATCTATGACGAAGCGCACCAGTACGGAGCGTTCCCGAAGGCAGGAACAAACCAAAAGATTATGGTTAAACGGTTTGCAAATATACCCTGTATTCTGATGACCGGCACAAGCACGCCTGAATCATTTTCACAAATATATCATCAGCTTCAGCTTTCAAGCAATAGCCCCTACAAAAATTATAAAAACTTTTACCAATGGGCAAAGGACTATGTTCAAGTCAAGCAAAGGAACCTGGGCTATGCCGTTGTAGCCGATTACAGCGATGCGGATGCTGTACGAATCATGGCAGATGTAAATCCATTTACTTTACGGTTTACCCAAAAGGAATCGGGGTTTGTCAGCAAGGTAAATGAAACAGTATTGACCGTAAAGATGCAGGACAGAACCTATGAAATTATTAAAAGATTAAAGCGCGATTTTGTTGTAACCGGATCAAAAGGTGTAATTTTAGCAGACACAGGAGCCAAACTCATGCAGAAAGAACACCAGCTTACAAGCGGAACGGTTAAGCTTGAAGATGGGACATTTATTATTTTGGATGATACCAAGGCAAGGTTTATTTTGAACAAATTTAAGGATGATAAAATAGCAATATTTTATAAGTATGTTGCGCAGTTACAGAACCTTAAAAATGTTATTGGCGATAGACTTACCACAGATTTGGATGAGTTTAACAACACCGACAAATGGATTGCCTTGCAGTTTGTATCAGGCAGGGAAGGAATTAATCTAAGCAAAGCAGATTATTTGGTCATGGCTGAGATTGATTTTAGTGCTGTAACCTATTGGCAGGCACGCGACAGGATGACAACTAAAGACAGGGCAGAAAATTATGTCTACTGGGTTTTTGCTGAAGGAGGTATGGAGTTAAAGATTTATAAACTTATTCAAAAAAAGAAAAATTTCACATTAGCGCACTATGACAGAACAACAGGTACAAAGCAAGATTATCAAGCGATTAGAGGAGCAGGGGTGGTACGTAATAAAATTAATCAAAACCAATCGTAATGGAATACCTGACCTGGTTGCATTTAAGGATAATGACTTTCAATTTATTGAGGTCAAAACAGAGTCGGGGAAGTTGTCAGAATTGCAGAAGTTTAGAATAGAGGAGTTAAAAAGTAAAGGATTTAAAGTATATGAATTACGAACCTGAAGTATTGCCATTGAACGTAAACGGCAGAGGTAAACGATATGGCAATCGTCACTCAAAAAAAACCATAGGTTTAGCATTAGAGTATTGTATAGGTAATAATATACCTCCAACCCAGGGCGCCAAAAACCTAAATTTTGCAATGCCGACTATTGCCGACTGGATGACTAAGTACTGGTTTTATAAGAGAGTAGACAACCCAATAGTATTAACATTAAAAAGTAAAATATGATACCAGATGAAGATTTAGCAAAGGCTTTCCTGATAGTTGATAATATTAATTCAGGAGAAGTGATTAGTATAAACAGGATTGCAGAAGAAAAACGCGCCCTATTCATCCGCTGCATCAAACAAAGGATAGATACTTTGAATGATTGCGAGTTTAATAATGATTATACAAAAATTAGGAAGTTATCTAATAATTGTATATTTACATAAATCAGTGAAAATGCAGTGAAAAAAATAAATGCTTAGGAATAAGATCATAACTGAGTTTTGGGAATCAAAGTCAGTCAATGAGGCATTTGAAAAGATGCAGCCAGTCGAACTACAAGCGGATTTGAAATCCGAAGTGTTTTTAATCCTCTGCGAAATGGAGGAGGAGAAGTTGATTGGCTTGTATCAGCGAAACGAATTGAAGTATTACATGGTTCGGATTATGCTTAATATGATCAAAAGTGACCGAAGCAATTTTTTTAAGAATTACAGAAACTATACAGAACTGTTGGAGAATGATCAGGAGGTTCCAAGCGTGGAAACGGATCCAGAGGAATCTTATCAGAAAATAGAATTACATTTGCAGAACCTTCATTGGTACAACCGGGAACTGTTCAAATTATACGCCTTAGATTTTAAAAAAAATGCGAAAGAATTAAGCCGAAAGACTGGAATCCCTTATATGTCAATTGTTAGATCAATCAATAAGACGAAAGCCGAGATTAAAAAGAATATCAAAAAATGATTTTATCAATTATAACCGCTATCTGTGCATCGCTATTTTTTACGGAGATCCATAATCTTCATGTTAGATGGAAAATCAATTTCAAGCCTTTTAATTGCGGAAGTTGTCTGGCTGCCTGGTCAGCGCCATTACATTACTATGCCCCTGAATTGATTCAAGAAATTACAAGCACGATTTTTATAGCTGGATTCTGTGCGCCTATTATCACTAAATTAATGTGGAGTTTATGGAAATAAAACAAGAGCATCGAGATTGGCTAATTGCTAATGAAAGCAATTATGAATGTGCAAAGAATGGCTATATCAGAAACTTAGATTTGCCGGTACTACAAATGTATGAGCATATTTACCGATTATATCTGGATCCTAACTTTCTGCTTTCTGTTTGGTGCGGTAATTGTAAGTACGACATGATTATGAGGCTTTACAAATGGTTTGAAGCGCAATGAGAATTCTGGCAATTACAAGCAAAACAAGCGGAGTTGGTTATCATAGGATAATGATGCCGATTGCAAACATGCAGAAAGATTATTGCTTAATGACCGATACAATAAGCGATGAAACATTTGATAGCAATTATGATATCGTGGTTATGAATCGGATGTTGGCAAACATAACGCCAGATCAGATGGATGCTTGGCGCAAAAAGCATGGGTTTAAATTGGTAGTTGATAATGATGACTACTGGCATTTAGATCCTTCGCATATTCTGTATGAAAGCTACAAAGCCAACAAAGTAACCGAGCAAATCATGGACTGGATTAGGATCGCTGATCTTTGCACTTGCACTCATGAACGATTAGCGGATGAGATATACAAGCTGAATTCAAACGTGGAGATATTGCCAAATGCAATTCCTTTTGGAGAGGAACAATTTATTTTAGATAAAAAGCCTTCTGATTTGGTGCGCTTATTCTGGTCGGGATCCGGCACACATGGCAAGGATTTGAACATTCTGCGCAACCCAATGAAGCGGATAAACTTTCCGGTTAGAACTGTGATTGCTGGTTATAATGAAGGCGAAAAACATATTTGGGATGGCATGATTTCAGCGTTTACCAATGGATTGAAACTGAACCCGACAATTTACAATTACAATCAGGTTACCGAGTATATGGCAGCTTATTGCGACTCTGATATTAGTTTGATTCCTTTGGTAGATAATAGATTCAACATGATGAAATCAAATCTGAAGGTTTTGGAAACCGCATCAAAAAAGAACCCAGCGATTGTGAGTAATGTGCATCCGTATAAAGATTTGCCAGTATGTTATGTGAATAATCAAAAGGATTGGTACAACTGGATCCGGTTATTGACTTTTGATCAGGATGCCAGGATCCAATACGGCAATGATCTTTACGATTACTGCAATATTCATTTCAATCTGCACGAAGTAAATAAGAGAAGGTTTGCTATTTATAAAAAACTTTATGCCAGTAATTAAATGCAGTAACGGAATGTATCGGATTGGATCCGGTGCATGTATCTTTGACACAGAGGAGAAAGCGCAGTCAGTCTGGGCGGCGATTAGAGTTTCAATGGTTGATAGTTACAATGACTATCCAGAGGCGGCGAAAGCTAATGCCAGGAGAGCCTTAAATATTAAGAAGGAAAACGATAAAGGTTGCGGAACTTTAGTCGGCTGGACAAGGGCAAACCAGATTGCTAAAGGCGAAAACATCAGCAGAGAAACGATTGCCAGAATGTCAAGTTTTGAAAGGCATCGTGAAAACTCAAAAGGAGATCCTAAAGAAGATTGCGGTGCATTGATGTGGTTAGCATGGGGAGGCGATGAGGGCATTGCTTGGGCGCAGAGAAAACTTTCAGAAATAGACAAATGAACAACTTTTACCATAGCGGCGCAACTGGAGATGTGATCTATGCTATGCCTACGATCAAGGCATTAGGCGGAGGCATTTTCAATGTAAATTTACCAGATGATTTGTATAATACGATTCTGCCATTATTGGAATCTCAGGAGTATATTCACGAAGTTAAAAAAGGAAGGGAACTTTCTGGTACAGTTTATGATTTAGATAAATTTAGAAATAACGATCATTTGCATTTAACTCATTTAGTACAGTTACATCTTCAGAGTTTTAATATTATTGACGATAGTTGGAAGCAAGGCTGGTTGAAAGTTGAGCCGATAATCTCAAATAATAGCTTCATAAATGTAACTGAACGATATCGAAATGACTATACGGATTGGATCGCAGAGATAAACTTTTTAAAGGACAATTCCGATAAGGTTTATTTTATTGGTTTTGAATCGCAGTATGAGCCTTACAAGCATTTGATTGAAAGGTATGAGATTAGGGACTATTTAGAACTCGCGCAATTACAAGCCGGTGCAAAATATGTCAGCGGAAACCAGTCCAGTTTTATGGCAGTAGTTCAGGGATTAGGCAGAGATTACAGAATGAGCCAAGCTGCCGGACATACAAATTGCACTCAATTTTTACCAAAAGAAACACTAATATGATGTCAGACAAAGAATTTTTAGCAACAGAATTAGAGAACGGAATTGGGATGCACAATCCTGATTTTAAAGAGTTAGCACGATTAACTGTTGAGCAGATTAAAGACTTAGAAATTACAACAGTACTGGATTATGGTGCCGGGACTGGAGTTTATGCAGATGCTTATCATCAGGCAGGGTATGATATAAAAGCCTTTGAGGTATTTAAAGCGCATAGGGATTACATGAAAGAGCATGTACCTCATATTCACATATTAAAAAATCCGATTACAACCGATTTGCTGCACTTTATTGAAACTGCGGAACACATGACAGACAAGGAATTGGATTCTTTGTTTAATATCATTGCCCCAAAGTACGTTTTATTCAGTTCCACATCCGAGAAAACAGATAATGATATCCCTTGGGGGCATATCAATATAAAAGAACAAGCAGAATGGGATTTATTTTTTGAACTTAAAGGCTATTTCAAAGTTCGGGATTTATCTCTGCCGACAACTTGGAGTAAATTATATACTATTTATTAATCATGCCAAACCTACAAAACTTAACGCCTTGGAAAAAAGGTCAAAGCGGTAACCCGAAAGGGAAGGATCGCAAGTATGTGACTTTGTTGAAAGAGCAGGGTTACAGACTTGGCGAGATCAACGATACTATTCAGGTAATGATGTCAATGACTATCCAAGAATTGAAAGGCGTATATGATCATCCTGATGCTACGATCTTAGAGAAAACGATTGCCAATGCGATGAATAAGAGTTTAAAAAATGGCAGTCTTTACAGTATGGATACGTTACTAACCAGAGTTTACGGAAAACCAAGAGAAACTATTGATACAAATAATCAAACAGAACTAAAGGGAAAGATAGAGGTAGTGATAAGCAAAAGCGAAATCCCTTTATCAAACAGAGAAACGGATGTAGATGTTAGCAGATAATCAATTATTCCAAACAAGCGTTGTTTTTGAAAGCAACCGCAACTCCTTATGTGACATTGTTGTTAATCAAGGAGGAACATCAAGCGGTAAGACTTATAGTATTTTGCAAAATCTATTTCTTTATGCTATTGAGGATAATAATCAAGTAATAACAATAGTAGGGCAAGATATTCCAAACTTAAAGGTGGGTGCGTTAAGAGATGCACAAACAATCGTAGAAAACTCTGAAATTCTTCAGTCATTTATTGCTGATTATAACAAAAGCGATAGAATTTACTATTTTGTAAATGGTTCTATAATGGAGTTTAAAAGCTATGATGATGCGCAGGATGCTAAGTCTGGGAAAAGAGATTACTTATTTATAAACGAAGCTAATGGTATTACAAAGGATATATTTGATGAATTATACATTAGAACAAAACGTAAAACCTATTTAGATTACAATCCTAATACAGAATTTTGGGTTCATTATGAACTAATAGGAAAACCAAATGTAGAGTTAATTATAAGCGATCATAGGCACAACCCTTTTCTTGATGATAAAATACATGAGAAGATAGAAGCGATTGATGATTCGGAATTGTGGAAAGTATATGCCAGAGGATTAACCGGCAAATTAGAAGGAGTTATTTTTAGGGATTATAATGTTATTTCAAATGTTAGTACCGATGCTAAATTATTAGGCTATGGATTAGACTTTGGATTTACAAATGATCCTTCTGCGCTTATTGCAGTTTATAGTCAAAGCGGAGA